AAAGAATTTCACAGTATTTATCGAGCTATCTCTAAACACTTTGAGCTGGAAAATGCTCTTCCTACTTTCGATGACCTATTACTTAGCATCCCCAGTAGGGAAGTAAAAGAAAAAATAACTGCCTTAAAGTCTTTAGAGATAGAATCGGAACCCTACCTTCTTCTCGAGTATCTAAAAAATGAATATACTCAAGGAGAGTTATTAGATGAAATTGATAAGTATTTAGACAACTCTATAGCTATGTCTCGTGCAGAAGAGAATATAGAAGCAGTAGAAGAAATAGTATTAAACCTTAGAAATAAAGTAGACTTGGATGTAGAGTCTGTTAGTATGCAGAAAATATCTGTTCTAGCTACAGAAGAAGATATACAGAGTTATGTTTCATTAGGATTAAATGCAGAATACGATCAAGGATTACGATTTACAAAGAACGATCTTATACTTCTTGGAGGTAGAAGAGGCGCAGGTAAGTCCTTTACCTGTACAAATATAGCGGTAAGTCAGTATCTAAACGATGCTAGTTCTTTATATTTCACTATAGAAATGACTAAAGAACAATTGTTTAGACGAATGGTTTCCACCGCTACTGGTATCCCATTGAAGAGAATCAATGATAGAATGATCTCTGATGTGGAATACGAAATACTTGCTAAATTTCAAGCAGGTAGGTTTGATGGGAGTGAAGAAACGTTGAATCGCTACTTAGAGACGAAAGACTTTGAGAAGTTCCAACAGGACGTTACTAAATTAGAACTACGAGAAACACAAATGGATATAGTATATGAGCCGTCACTTACTCTAGCAAAGATTAAATCGGAGATAGAGCATAAGATATCGGTATCAGACGTAAAAGTAGTAATCGTAGACTATCTAAACCAAGTAAAACGTTCTAGTATTCCTGGAAGGAATGGTCAGTACGACTGGACAGAGCAGATAGAAGTAAGTAAAGCTCTGAAACAGTATGCACAAGACTATGGAGTACTAATCTTCTCTCCTTACCAAACCGATGCAACCGGCGAAGCACGCTTCGCAAAAGGCATCCTTGATGCGGCTGATGCAGCCTTTGCGCTAGAAACATGGACGCCTCAAGATGCTTGTATAACATTCGATTGTAAGAAGATGCGGAACGGATCTATGGATAGTTTCACAAGTGAGATGGAATGGGATACATTAAAAATTGGTCCCAACTCAGCCTTGAGTCCGACTCAGAAGGCAAAGCTAAAAGAGGATATGGAAGACGATGAATGAGAATATCATGAGAGCTATGATGGAAGGCAACGTAAAGTTGCAGTACACTAGTCTTGTTTCTGGAAAAGAAAAAGAAATTATTGGAACTTTAAAAGGAAACCATATGGTGAATCAAAATAAAGAAAATCCAACTATAGTTTTTTGGGACGTAGATAATAAAAAGTATGAAGACATAAGGTCTGATACTATAACAGGGTGGTTTAGAATGGAGGTACCGGAATGACTGAAGGAAAAGTTTGGCAATACTTTTTTGTTTTAGCAATACTTGTATTTATACTGGATAGTTGTGCAGGCGTATGAGCTATGATTTTTGGATAGGTTGTAGCGTAGTATTCAGTATTGTAGTTACTATACTTCTAGTAAGCTTTGAGGAACTTAGGCTTCGTGAGTCAGGTCTTAGTGGGGTAAGCCCCGAAAAAAAGGGAAAATAAAAATGAAAACGTACTTAATGGAAATAGTAACTGGAGACGGAGTAACTACTGTATATCATGGACATACTCCATATAGTAATCTGGCACATAAATGGGCTAGAGATTATACACAAGAAGGAGGTAGTAGAGTGATAGGGGTATCAACTACCTATGTTAATAATCGAATAAGTAAGGTAGCAAGAATTACAGAAATAGAAGAGTATAAACATGAAATTACTTCTTGACATTTATTTTAAAATTTGAGATAATATAACAATGGATGTAATAGAACTTTTAAATAAACAACAATTAGTTTACACCGTATCTGGACAAGACTTCCAGATTAAGTGTTTAAATCCAGATCATGATGACCGTAATCCTTCACTAAGAGTGGACAAGGTTACGGGAGTCATGCATTGTTTTAGTTGTGGATTTAGAGGTAATGTATTTACTCATTTCGGGACAGCTCCAAGTGCTAAAGAAGTACGCTTGCATAAAGTAAGAGCAAAAGTAAACGCTATACGATCTGAGAATGTAGGATTAAAAATACCGGAGAAGTCCACTAGATATGTAGGGTCTTTTCGAGGTATTAGTGCTGATACACTAGCCCAATTCGAGGCATTTACTCATTTTGAGAAAGAGTATGCTAGTAGATTAGTATTTCCTATACGAGATATCACAGGAAAGGTAAGAGTATTCTTAGGTCGAGCAATGGATAATACTATTGACCCTAAGTATATGATTCATCCTCGTGGCAGTAAAATGCCTTTGTTCCCTTCAGTACCAGATATACGAGAAGGAACAATAATATTAGTAGAAGGCATCTTTGATGCTCTTAATCTTATAGATAAGGGACTCACAAATGCCGTTTGCTGTTTTGGTACAAATAACATGGATATCTATAAAGTATCTTTGTTAAAAATACTAGGAGTAAAAGGAATACACATATTTTTTGACGGGGATTTAGCTGGTGAACAGGCTGCAGAAAAAGTAGCAGATTTATGTAATGAGGCAGGTCTACAATCAGATGTAGTCCCTATAGCAAAAGGAACAGACCCTGGAGATTTAACTCCAGAAAGAATTAATGATTTAAAGGAATTTTTATATGGCTAATGTTGCATTAGTAGAGAAAGTACCAAGTAAAACTGACTTTGTGAGGCATTTTGAAAATGAGTTTCAATTCGATAGATTTTCACTGTGCTCGGATACGACTAAAAAGAAGATATTAAAGAGAGATGTAGATATTGAAATCAGTATAGATGATTACGAGTTCATAATCTTAGTTGGATCAGAAGCATTACAGCATTTTACAAAAGAACGTTCTATAACAGAGCATTGTGGACGACTAATAAATGATAAGTTTATACCTGTGATAAACCCAGGTATGTTAGCATTTAAACCCGAAGCTAGAGAGACTTGGGACGATGCTTTGAATAAGTTAAAGAAGTATATTTCTGGTGAGCTTACTAGTACTAAGATTGATGAGTCTAAGTTCTATGGTATTGTGGAAACACAAGAAGCAATAGAGTGGTTAAAGGCCGCTAAAGCCAGTAATAGTACTAAAATTGCAGTTGATACTGAGACAACAGGATTATATCCCCGTGATGGGTATATTCTCGGTATTTCTATGTGCGTAGATCCTGAGACCGCTGTTTACATTAATTCTGATTGTGTTGATGATGAAGTTGTTGATTTAATGCAGTCTATATTCAATGAGAAACAGGTAATAATGCATAACGCTAAGTTTGACTTGGCTATGTTAGAGTATCATTTCAATTTTGAGTTCCCAACTATAGATGACACGATGTTAATGTCTTATATGTTGAATGAAGTACCAGGAAACCACGGATTGAAAGGATTGGCTATCAAACATACTCCATATGGAGACTATGAAAAGCCAATGTATGAATTTATGGACGACTACTGTCGTAGAAACGGACTACTCAAGGGAGATTTTACTTGGGATATGATTCCGTTTGATTTAATACAAGTATACGCCGCAATGGATGCGTGTGTTACTTATAGGATCTATGAAGTCTTTGAAACAGAATTAAACAAAGACGTACAGATCCGTAGAGTTTATAAAAACTTATTAATTCCTGCAATGCGCTTTCTAAAAGACATACAGGAAACGGGTGTCCCGTTCGATAGAAAAAGACTAGAGATTTCTCAGAATCTAATGGAAGATGATATACAGATAGCCATAGATAAGTTAGAGAAACATCAAGAAGTAAGGAGTTTTCAAGAGTTTCAGGGCAAAGATTTCAACCCGAACAGTACCCTTCAATTACGAAAGTTATTGTTCGATTTTATAGGACTAAAGCCTACTGGAAAGAAGACAGGTACAGGAGCCCACTCAACAGATGCAGAAGTCCTACAAGAACTAGGAGAACAACATGAGGTTCCGACACTCATTCTCGACATTAGGCAGAAGAGCAAGATTAAGAATACGTACCTTGACAAGATCATTCCACAGTTGGATAGGGACAGCCATCTCCGTACTAATTTTAATCTTCACGGCACTACTTCTGGTCGCCTTAGCAGTTCCGGCAAATTAAATATGCAACAAATACCCAGAGACAATCCTATTGTCAAAGGGTGTATAAAAGCAAAAGAAGGTCATCAGATAGTTGCAATGGACTTGACAACTGCTGAAGTATATGTGGCAGCAATATTAGCCAAGGATAATAAGCTACAAAATGTGTTTAGACAAGGCGGTAACTTTCATAGTACAATCGCTAAAACAGTATTCCACCTACCTTGTGAAGTGGAAGAGGTAGCAGAGTATTACTCTGTTAAAAGACAAGCAGCTAAAGCTGTTACTTTCGGTATTATGTACGGCGCAGGCCCGCATAAAATATCACAACAAGTCACAAAAGACTCAGGAACATACTTTAGTCTAAATGAAGCTCAAGAAGTAATTAATGATTACTTTGGAGAGTTTTCTAAGCTAAAATATTGGTTGGAGAATATGAAAGATGAGATTCAACGTAAAGGATTTATCTATTCTATTTTTGGGCGTAAGCGTAGGCTGCCTAATGTATTTAGTAGTGATAAGGGAGTTGCCTCCCACGAAGTACGAAGTGGAATTAATTTCCTCGTGCAATCAACTGCTTCAGATATAAACCTACTGGGTGCAATAGAAATGAATAAGCATATAAAAGAACATGATCTAAAAAGTCGTATCTTTGCTCTTGTTCATGACTCTATTCTAGCAGAAGTACCTGAGCATGAAGTCGATTACTATTGTGATAAACTAAAATACTTTATTCAGAAGCCTAGAGAAGGCTGTGTAATAGAGGGAGCCCCCATCGGATGTGACTTTGATGTGGGAGAGGATTATAGCTTTGGAAAATTCCAAAAAACATACGGACAGATGGGAACATAGATGGAAATGGTTTTACGAAATAGTCGGCGTTATAACGTGTTGTTTAATAGTAAGTAACATAATTTTAACATGGTTATCGCAGATTTAACATTCCCACTTTTTATTTTGTCACAAGATGCAGACATTGAAGAGATCGATGGGATTCTGTTCGCCGATGGAAAATGTTTGGACGATAAGAATACACCAGGCTCAACCTTAGGTAGGAGAAGATTACGTACTTCTTATCCTAATTTGTATCCGTTAAGTAAAGCAGTACATGATATTCCTTCCCTTTTAAAGTCTTCTGCTAAAAGATTTATAAACGAAGAAGGACAGGTTTTTAGCTATGAGAAGTCTCGTATGGTTCCTTTAAAATATCATCTAATAAAGAAAGTGCGAACTAAAGAAACAGCGAGTTTGGTATGGATTGAAGATATTAATTTTCCCTTTGAAGTACCAAGACCGCCCGATGCCGGTATGACATGGGCAGGTATATTGTATGAACACAGCCATCCGTGGTTGTTGTATGAATTTTCAGAACAAATGAAAAAGGACACAAAACGAAAGATATGAAAGCCGTAGTTTCCGATAAAATCTACATGAATATAGATCCTGCTACTCAGGCTATTATTGATAAAGAGTTAACTTACTCTATACCTTCATATAATCCTATGGACCCCCCTACAATTATTAAGAACATGGGCATTATTAAAAAGGGTATGATAACAGTTCCCTCAGGTCGATTCGATTTAGTACCTGAGGAGTATGAAATATCGGATAAAAGAACGCTTGCGCCGATGGACTTCCCAGATTTTCGCTACGAATTACGTGCGAGCCAAAAAGAGGTTTATGAGGCAATAGAAGACAACTGTATAATTAACGCTTGGGTCAGTTGGGGTAAGACATTTACGGGTTTAGCAATCGCAGCTAAACTTAAACAGAAAACATTAGTAATAGTACATACAGTAGCACTACGAAGTCAGTGGGAAAAAGAAGTAGAAAAAGTATTTGGATTTAAACCTGCCATAATAGGTAGTGGGAAGTTCGACCTAACAGGTCCAATCGTCATAGGCAATGTCCAAACTCTCACAAGGCGAGTGCCCGACATAGCTAATGAATTCGGGACAATCATACTTGATGAGATGCATCATGTATCCTCTCCGACGTTTAGGAAAATTATTGATAAATGTCGAGCAAGATATAAGATTGGCCTGTCAGGAACAATCGAGAGAAAGGATGGGAAGCACGTCGTGTTTAGGGATTATTTTAGCCCTACAGTCTATGCTCCACCTAAAGAAAATTATATGCCGCCTAGAATAAATATCATCCATTCGGAGATCAGATTTCTAGACGGTGGAGGTACTCCTTGGGCTAAAAAGATAAATCATTTAGCATACAATGAAGAGTATCAACATGAAATAGCTATCATCGCTGCGGGCTATGCTGCAAAAGGACACAAGGTTTTAGTAGTAGGAGATAGAGTAGAATTCTTAAAGAAGTGTGCCAATCTAGTGGGAGATAGTGCAATTGTGATAACAGGAGAAACTCCACACGAAGAAAGACCCGCTATGATGGAGTTGATAAACAAAGATAAAAATGTATTGTTTGGCACACAGTCAATATTTTCAGAAGGAGTGTCTTTAGATGCACTAAGTTGCCTTGTACTAGGCACTCCTGTAAACAATGATCCGTTATTAACTCAGCTAATTGGTCGAGTAATAAGGATAAAAGAAGGTAAGAAAGACCCTGTAATTGTGGATATTAATTTAAGAGGCACCACAGCTAGGAGACAAGCTAGCAATCGTACAGGGTACTACCTTAAGCAGGGATATGAAATCAAAAACATATAGAAAAATAGTTCTTGACATTCCGAGCCGACTTTGATATAATATATGACACTATTTAATTGGAAAAAAATCGTAAAAGATACAGGTGGAAAAACCAAAGACATACTTGCAATAATGCATTGGCTGACCTTTAAACAGGTTCCACAAAGTAAAAACGATATATTATTTAGATATTTTGAAAGAAACTATGCGGGAGACTCCTTTTTAGTGAACGCAGAAAGTCTCTTTTTTAAAAAACATAATTACGATATAGCTGAGATAATGCAGTACTTTTCTTTAGCAAGTTATCGTAGTTTTGCTAAGTATGTCCACGGACGTACTGTAACACTAGACTTCTTTCACGTAGAAGTGGAAGAAGACGCAATCGACAACAACAGACTACTTACTTTAGAGGATGATCTCATCCACTTTAAGTATGAAGACGCAAGGAGAAAAATATGGCTCTAAAATTTGGAGACGCCAAGGGTTCAGCCCAAAAATCATCACTGGTACAATACCAGTACGTAGACGGAGACAACAGTGTGCGAATGGTAGGAGATATACTTCCTAGATACGTTTACTGGGTAACCGGAGACAACAACAAAAACATTCCAATGGAGTGTTTGGCATTTAATCGAAACTCTGAGACTTTCGATAATGCAGAAACAGATTGGGTCAGGAAGTTTCATCCCGAAAAGAAATGTGGATGGGCATATGCTATTCAGTGTGTCCACAATGGAGAAGTTAAGATTCTTAATCTTAAAAAGAAACTTCTTGAGCAAGTAATGCTCGCAGCAGACGATTTAGGTGATCCCACAGATCCAGAAACTGGATGGGATATTAACTTTAAAAGAGTTAAAACTGGGCCTAACGTATATAACGTTGAGTATCAATTACAGGCTCTAAAATGCAAAGTTCGTGCATTAGACAAAAAAGAACAAGCACTAGTAGAAGGCTTAAAGTCTATGGAAGAGCTTCTTCCACGACCGACTGCCGACTCTCAAAGAGAGTTTTTAGAAAATGTTAGCAGGGGATCTTCAGAAGTACCTGCTGAAGCGGAAGAGTTACTCAAAGAGGATTTACCTTACTAATGAAAATACTGTTTACTGCCGACTGGCACTTAAAAGTAGGTCAGAAGAACGTTCCTGAGGAATGGGCACGTAAACGGTATAGTACATTTTTTAAAAAGGTACATGACTTAGAAAACGAAGTTGATCTTCATGTCATCGGAGGGGATTTGTTTGATCGAATTCCTTCCATGACAGAGTTAGAACTATATTTTGAGTTCATCAGTGGCGTGGAGGTTCGTACCCTTATATACGATGGAAATCATGAAGCCACAAAAAAACATCAAACTTTTCTAACACAATTGAAAAAAGCATCTAAGGAGGTGAATCCGCTAATAGAGGTCGTAGATTCTATCTATAACGAAGATCAGTTTGGAGTGCTCCCCTACTGTGAGCTACACGGAAAATGGCACGCTAAAGACTTTAGTATACGAAAGCCGCTTTTCACTCACGTACGGGGAGCGATTCCTCCTCATGTTACTCCTGAAGTAGATTTAAAGAGATTTGAACAGTTCCCAATTATATTTGCAGGGGACTTGCATAGTCACACAAACACACAATTAAACATAGTATATCCTGGCAGTCCTATGACGACACAGTTCCATAGAACTCTAGTAGAAACAGGATACATACTTATTGATGATAATAGTTGGAGTTGGCATAAATTTGACTTGCCACAATTATTAAGGAAGACGGTTACTTCTGAAGAAGAAATGGTTCCTACAGACTATAATCATACAATATATGAATTAGAAGGGGATATGGCAGACTTGTCTGCGGTAGCCAACACAGAACTCTTAGATAAAAAAGTTATTAAGAGAAAGACAGAAACAGCACTTCTTCTTAGTAAAGAAATGACGATAGAAGAAGAATTAGTAGAATATTTAAGTTATATTCTGGAATTAGACGAAACTAAAGTTAAGGATGTATTAAGTACTTTTCATGATTACTCTAAAGAAATTGCAATGGGATAATTGTTTTAGTTATGGTAGTAATAATTCAATAGATTTAGACGACACTACCGTAACACAGCTTTTAGGAAAAAACGGTGCAGGGAAATCTTCAATACCTCTAATATTAGAAGAGGTACTTTTTAATAAGAATTCCAAAGGCATTAAGAAAGCTGAAATACAGAATCGAGAGTTTAACAAGGGATACAATATATTCCTTGATTTTTCTGTGGAGAATGAAAAGTATAGAGTAGAAGTACGAAGAAGTAGAGGTACCATTAAGGTAAAACTATTTAAGGACAAGGAAGACATATCTAGTCATACTGCTACTAATACCTACAAAACTCTGGAAGGTATTCTTGGATTAGATTTCAAGACATTTTCCCAGTTAGTATATCAGAGTACAAATGCTAGCTTACAGTTCTTAACAACTACTGATGCTAATAGAAAAAAGTTTTTGGTAGAATTATTCGGTGTCGAAGAATATGGTAAGTATTACGAGGTCTTTCGGGAAGTTTCAAAGGAAGTCAATATAAAGTTGACAGCCCTTTCCGCCAAGTCCGATACTATATTGAAATGGCTCGATTCCAATAAATTGGGAGAGTACAACATACTACCCGAGTTAAATCTTCCAAATATTTCGGAAGAAGACGATACGCGATTACGTTCATTACAAGTAGACTTTCAAAATATTTTTGAAAAAAACAAAAAAATTCGAGAAAATAACACATACAAGGAACTACTTTCGAATATATCTCCTACCGACTTTACCCTAATAGGGGATGAAGAAGGTGGGGTTCAAAATACCGAGGAACTAACAATGCTTCTCGGTACAGCACGGCGAAAGATTGCTGTAGAAGCCGAAGCAATTTCTGACTTAGAGAAATTAGAAGGAAAATGTCCGACATGCAAACAAGAAATAGATCATGGAACAATCCAAAACCTAAAAAGCCAAAGCCAAAAAAGAAGCCAAACAGCGGAGGAGGAAGAAGTACACCTAAGCGTCGTAATAGAAAGAGTTAAACGTCTCAATTCTATTATAGAAAAGAAGCAAAAGAAACAAAGAGAATTCGAAGATTTATATGCTAGAGTAGATAATAATCTTCAAATGGACTTCTTAGATGGGGATCAGTTAAAAAGCAGTATTGCTGAGTTAAAAACTAAAATAGACAAGGCTCGAACAGAGCTAAAAGGAGTTATAGATGAAAACTCGAGAAGACAAAAGCACAATACAAGACTCCAAGTCATCGAAGAACAAACAACAGAGTTTGAACGAGAACTTGAAGGAATTACGAAAGAATTATCTGAGCAAGAAAAAATTGCAACGAACTTAGAAGTATTAAAACGAGCTTTTTCAAACAATGGGCTTATAGCTTATAAACTGGAAAATCTAGTAAAAGAGTTCGAAGACTTAACAAATGAATATCTTGCTGAGTTAAGTGATGGTCGTTTTAACATAAACTTTATAGTTGAAAACGACAAGTTAAATGTTTCATTATCTGATAATGGAAATATAGTAGACATACTAGCTTTAAGTAGCGGAGAGTTAGCCCGTGTTAACACAGCTACCTTAATCTCTATACGAAAATTAATGAGTAGTATTTCAAAGAGTAGAATCAATGTACTATTCTTAGATGAAGTTATTAATGTCTTAGACGAGCAGGGAAGAGAAAAATTAGTAGAAGTTCTTCTTAGTGAAGAAGGATTAAGTACTTATATAGTTTCCCACGGTTGGACTCACCCTCTATTAGGAAAAGTGGAGGTAATAAAAGAGGACAATATAAGCAGATTAGAATGAAGTTAATGATTACAGATAAAATGCAAGATGAATTGGTAGATGTAGTAGAAAATTTTACTTATGTAAGTGACTCCGACCAGTTTGGAAAAAGAGAAGCTTGGTACATAATGAAAGAAAAGCCCTATACAGGAGACTGTGAGGATTTCGCCCTTACAATACTGTATAATATATGCAATAGAAAAGTACCTTTAATGATACTATCTATATTCTTTGGAATGAGCAAGATATGTTATACTAAGTCCCCTAGAGATGGAGGCCATGCAGTATTAAAGCATAGAGGTCTTTATACCGATAATTGGCAAAAAGAGTGGTTAACAAAGCAAGATTACTTAGATAAAGGGTACACCTTTCATCCTTTCTTGTTTTGGGCGTACACCACAAGTGTTAAATTATTTTTAGGGTACTTAGCTGCCCGTAAAAAGGAGAAAGAGAATGGTTGATTCCCGAGCTAAAGGAGCCGAGGGAGAAAAACAAGTAAAGGATCTATTAAGAAAACACACAGGATTACCGTTTGAAAGGGTTCCAATGTCAGGAGCCCTTCCTTTTATGAAAGGAGACCTGTTTGTTCCCGATACAGCACTACACTATTGTATCGAAGTAAAGTTCTATAAAAACTCACATTTTGATGATAAAATATTAACTAATAAATCAAGTGAGTTTGTGAGATGGTGGGAACAAGCCGTAGACCAAGGTAAGAAAACGGACAGAAAACCTGTATTATTCTTTAAGTATAATAGGTCAAAGATTTTTGTAGCAGTTCGAGATGAACCGCAGAAGACAAAGAAGTATATGTATGTGGGACACTTAGGTTGTTATGTTATGATAGCAGAAGAGTGGTTAATAAACGAAAAACCGAGATTTATAAATGGCAATAACGTTTCAGAGCTTGCAAACGCGAGATGAGAATAGAATATTAGTAATTGATGCACTTAATTTAGGATTTAGATGGAAGCATCAAAATAGAACAGACTTTTCTGAAGACTATATCAAAACTGTTAATTCATTTGCTACTTCCTACAAGTGTGGGACGATAATTATCACCTGTGATAAAGGTAACAGTAGATATAGAAAGAATATCTATCCAGAATACAAAATGGATAGGAAAGAACGGTACGAGAAACAAACAGATCAGGAGAAGCAAGCATTTTTAGACTTTTACGATGAAATGCACTATACCTTACGCTGTTTAGAAGAGACTTGTATTGTTCTTCAATACGACGGAGTTGAGGCAGACGATATAGCAGCTTATTTAAGTGCTAATCTTATTGCTGAACAAGTATGGCTAATAAGCTCTGATAGAGATTGGGACTTATTAATAAAAGACAATGTCTCTAGATTTTCTTATGTAAATAGGAAAGAGACTACGCTGCAAAACTGGAGAGAGTCACACGAGTTTCCAATAGAAGACTATATTACAATCAAATGCTTAACCGGCGACAGCGGGGACAACATTCCAGGGATACCAGGAATTGGTCCAAAACGCGCAGCCACCTTGGTATCTGAATATGGTACTCTTTTTGATATCTATGAAGCCTGTCCAATAAACAGTAAGTACAAATATATTCAAAGTTTAAATCTGCACAAGGACGTGCTATTACGAAACTTTGAAATTATGGACCTACTAGCTTATACTAATGAAGCTATTGGTAAAGAAAATATAGAAGACATTAACGAAAAATGTTCTGGTATTTTACAAGGATAAGAAGTGAAGATAGAGTATAAAAGAGACGAAATTTTACCAGATTTTAGTGTAAGAACGCTAAACGATAGATACTTATTAGAAAATGAGAACTCGCCTCAAGAAGCTTTCGCACGTGCGGCGAAAACCTTCTCTGATTCTGATGAGATGGCACAACGCTTGTATGATTATGCAAGTCAATTATGGTTTATGTTCTCTACTCCTGTTCTCTCAAATGGGGGAAGTAGTAGAGGCTTACCAATTAGTTGTTTTCTGAACTATGTAGGAGATAGTCGCGGTGGAATCGCGGGACACTACACAGAGAATGCATGGCTTTCGTCCGTGGGCGGAGGCATAGGCGGATATTGGGGAGATGTAAGGAGTGTTGGATCTAAAACATCTCGTGGAAGTGAAAGTACAGGAGTTATTCCTTTTCTAAAAGTTGTGGATGCTGAAATGCTCGCATTTAGTCAAGGAGTTACAAGGAGAGGATCTTATGCGGCATATTTACCAATTGATCATCCTGAAATCGAGGAATTTTTGGATGTACGGAAGCCAACTGGAGGTGATATTAACAGGAAGTCTATTAATCTTCATCACGCTGTTATCATATCTAATAAATTCATGGAACTCATCGCGAATGCTACAAATACTGTTGGATTTGATGACAGCTGGGATCTAATTGACCCACATTCGGGGGACATTAAAAAGACTGTTTCTGCAAAAGTATTGTGGATAAAGATTATCCAAAATCGAGTAGAAACTGGCGAACCTTACATAATGTTCGAGGATACTATAAACGAAGCCTTACCAGACTTTCAAAAGAAGTTAGGGCTCAAAGTCCACCAAAGTAACTTATGTAGTGAGATTACTTTGCCGACTGATGACAAGAGGACAGCAGTATGTTGTTTATCTAGTGTGAATTTGGAGAAGTTTGATGAGTGGTCAAATTGCGAGACTTTTATTCCTGACCTTGTACGGATGCTTGATAATGTTATTGAATATTTCATCACAAATGCGCCGGATGAGTTGGCGCGCGCGAAGTTTTCTGCTTCGCAAGAAAGATCGATTGGACTCGGGGCCATGGGTTTCCACGCCTACTTACAAAAACGTGGAATACCATTCGAAAGTGCTATGGCAAAAAGTTTCAACCTTCGGGCATTCTCGTACATTAAGGCTGAAGCATCCAAGGCTACTAGAGATTTGGCGGCAGAGCGCGGAGAATGCCCGGATAGCAAGTGGATTGGTGCTGGGGTTCGTAACGCTCACCTTCTTGCCATTGCTCCTAATGCTAGTAGCAGCATTATTTGTGGTAATACTTCTCCCAGCATTGAGCCTTATAGGGCTAATGCATTTACTCAGAAAACTAAAACAGGTAGTGCTCTCTTAAAGAATAAATTCTTAGAAGAACTACTTGAAACCAAAGGTGAGAATACGGATGAAGTATGGAAAACCATTATTACTAATGATGGATCAGTACAACACTTAGACTGTTTAAGTGAGTACGAAAAAGATGTATATAAGACGGCAGTAGAATTAGATCAGAGATGGATAGTAGAACACGCAGCAGATAGACAAGAGTTTATTTGCCAAGCACAAAGTGTTAATATGTTCTTTCCCGCTGATGTATCTAAACAAGAGCTACATAATGTTCATCTAATGGCTTGGAATAGAAAATTAAAAACTCTTTATTATTTAAGGAGTGAGGCACTGAAAAGGGCTGAAGTAGTGTCGGATGAGAAGCTCAGAGAGTTCATATTCGATTTTGATGATGAAGAAGGATGTTTAGCTTGTGAAGGATAAAATCTGGACTGTATGGAAGTATACCATAGGAAGTTTTAGTGACGAGAAAACTGCTGAATTTGACAATATAGTTGCACTTCTAAGAACTTTTATTGTTTTTGTAAGCATTGTGACTTGTTTTTTCATTATGGCAAATATAGTACATAATTGGTGAGGTAAATGGGACTACTAGACGAAAGAAATTATTATAAGCCTTTTAATTATTCGTGGGCATTTGAAGCATATAAGCAACAACAGCATATGCACTGGCTTCCAGATGAAGTCACCCTTGCGGATGATCTAAAGGATTACAGAGAGAAATTAAGTGATGATAATAGGAAACTGTTATCAAATATTTTTAGGTTTTTTACTCAAGCTGATGTAGATGTGGCTTGTGGGTATGCTACCCACTATTTGCCTACATTTAAACAGCCAGAGGTAAGAATGATGTTATCGGCTTTCGCTAATATGGAAGCGGTGCATCAAGAAGCGTATTCACTTTTGTTGGAAACGCTTGGTTATGACGATAGTGAGTATCAAATGTTTACTCAGGTACAATCCATGTCAGATAAGCATGAGTATTTGAGTAGTTTTGATACAAGTACAAAAGTAGGGCTGGCTAAAACTATGGCTGTATATAGTGCCTTCACAGAAGGTGTACAGTTATTTAGTAGTTTTGCTATACTTTTAAATTTTCCGCGTCATAACTATATGAAGGGAATGGGACAAATCGTTACATGGAGTATTCGTGATGAAACTCTTCATGTAGAGAGCATGAGTAGGCTTTTTAAAGAGTTTATTCGTGAGAACCCAGAACTTTGGAATGATGAGTTAAAGTATGAAATCTATTGCGCTGCAGAGCGTGTTGTTGAGCTAGAAGACGCTTTTATAGATACTTGTTTTGAAGAAGCCGAGATTACTGGTCTTAATGCTTCAGAAGTAAAAGAGTATATTCGTTATATTGCGGATAGACGACTTCTAGGAATAGGTATGAAAGCAATCTTCCATAGCAAAGACAATCCATTACCATGGTTAGATTATATTCTAAATGGAGTGGAGCATACTAACTTTTTTGAAAACAGGGCCACTGAGTACGCACGTGCGAGCACTAGTGGGAATTGGAAAGATATCTTTAAATAGGAGAATACAATGGCAGACGCGCAAGCCAATGATAAGCCAGTACTGACTCTTAATGACAAAAATTATGTTATTGAGGACTTGTCAGAGCAGGCTAGATATTGTGTCGCTCAGATTCAAGACTTGGAATCTCAAATTGGGCAATCAAAAGCTCGACTTGACCAGCTTGAAGTAGCGAAGCGAGGCTTTACTGATCTTCTGACTACCGAGGTTGAAAAACCCGATGAGCCAGAAGCACCAGCAGAAGCTGAGACAGTGCAATAAGAAAAGGGGCGTAAAGCCCCTTTTTTATTTACTCTTTTGGATACTTATCCTTTACTTCTTTAATTTTGGCTTTCCAGCCATCTATACCGTTATGGTAAAGTTCATCTAGTTGATCTTCGATAGAAGGATAGTTAACTGATCGAGTTCTTGAATAGTTTTGATCCGCAACAATTTCATCATAGTTCTTTTCCCTGATTGTAGGCATATCCTTATCCGTATCAGTAACAACTTTCCAGTCATAATCCAGAGGAACGATTAGTTTTTTAGGCCAACCTCCATCGTTATCTTGAGGCCTTGTTGCGTTTAGTATTAAAACTCCATCCTCTTTAAAATATAAATATCTCATTTACTTTTCCTTATTATAATGCTGTCCAGGAAGACCATTGTGAATTAAAACTTCTTACATATAAATTACTCGTTTGTAATTGACTCCAAATTTGAGTAGTAACATTACTTTGATTTCCAAAAACACAAGCTGCTCCATAATTGCCTGCTATGGGCTGTCCTCCTGCATTATTTTGAATTCTGTAAAACCCTGTCTTTTTCAAATTGTCCATAGTGGAAGTAATTTCGTTAGCAGACGCATAAATTGTAGTACCGTCAAGATTCCCGTACGAATCAATAGTCAAAGCTGCAGCTGTACCATTACCCACGGCAGAAGTACTAGTCATAAATTCAAGTCTTCCAGAAGTTCCTGAACTGTCGTCTGTTCTTGCTCGAATTAGTGCATAAGCATTACTATCCAGAGCATTTTGAAACCAGATACCCCCTAGTCCAGTATCGTCAGCTGCTCCAGCTGCTGATTTAAATACTAATCCAGCATCATTAGAACCGCCAACATCTGTTCTTTCTATTTTAATATGGGCAGTACTCCATCCTGAACCTGTAACATGAAGTGCGTTATCTGGACTTGCTTCTCCGATACCAACATAACCTGAACCATCAATGCGCATTCGCTCTGTAGTACCACCCGTTTGAAATGCAATAACTTCGCCAGATTCTTGCGCTCTAAGTAGCAATTGATTTTCAGAATCATTGTAGTAAATTAAAGCGCCGTTAGAGACTGAGCCTGTCTTAAATCCTATTTCCGCTTGTGATGCGTGCTTCAGCGATAACAGCCTGTTCGGACTAGTATTACCAATTCCTACTTTTCCAGTAGTATCAATACGTACACGTTCATTCGTAGTTTCCGCAGCATCTGAATTTAGCGTTGTAGTTATTCCTGTATGAAAAGTTACTCCTTTATTGTATGTAAGAGCAATAAAGTTACCGGCGTCAGAGCCGTGTGCGTGGCGAACAATCGTATTATTAGCAGATCCTGCTTTTATATTATTTCCTAATAGAGTAGCTTGACTGCTTTTTATATTCCCAATAGCAGGGTAATTTGTTCCCCAGATAATGTTTGCACCACCATAAGATATAGAAAGGTCTCCACTAAGTGTTACACCGCTATTAAAAGTAGCTGCGCCTGCGGCTGACATATCAAAAGTAAGAGCATTGACCATGCTGCCACCATCGTTTCCACGAATAAATATATCTGCGTCTGACACATTAGAGACTAAATAAAGTCCTGACGAATTTGATATTTGACCAAATAAAGTGCCTCCATCGTGGAAGTTTATGTCGCCTCCGTCAGCATCAAAAGTTATATCTCCACCTACATCTATAGTAAAATTAGATGCATGAGCAATATTACCCGCAAAAGTTACGTTCTCACTAGAGTCAATAGTTATAGCTGTAGCGTCCGAAGAATCTGCAATTCCGGTGTCTAATAAGCCTCTTGGTATTTTAGTTAGTGCCATTTATTTCTCCGCTTTTAGAGCCCTGCAGCCTCGTCACGCTGTTTACGTGTTTTATAATCACTTCTACCAGTTACCAAGGTTACAAAGTCTGCTTGGTTTGATGGGATAGGATCTGTAAAGCTATCATCGTTCATTAGCTTTGTGGTCCATTCAGACTGCATACGCTTCCAACAATTACTTTGCTTTCCTGTTACTGCTTCTTCTATCCATGTTTTAATGTCAGTCAAGTCATTTTTCATGATTGCTTGCATTGTGTCGTTTATTGTTATTTCTACTTTTAAGTCTGCCATATTTTATCTCCTTTAAGATAGGTTATTTCGCCTTTAGTGCAATAGTGAAACTGATGCGAATGATTGTCCGTCTACACTTGATTGTGCTGCCCCACCACTTTGATTCAATTTGAATATAACGGTATCACTCTCGTCCATATCTACAACTCCCGACCAGGTCATGTCCCAATAATCAGAATCATGACCAACCTGTGGATCGTATATTGAATAATAAACTCTGTTACTTGTTTCAACATACAATTGATAATAAGCAGCGGAATTATCCATATTTTTTAAATAAAGATTGCAACACACTAAATATCTACCTGAAGTAGGGGCAGTAAATGTATAATTACTAGTATTAAAATCTCCGTTCTGATCAAATCTGTTACTATTAAATTGTAGAGTATTAACATTGGCTGAAAAGCTATTCATATCGGCAGAAGTTCCAGCCCAACTTGACTGTCTTGGCATACGAACGTGACCATTAACATCTACACTTAATCCAAGCTGGGGAGAACCTACAGCGCCCGTATGAAGTGTTATGGCTCCGACTTCTCTATTTACAATGTTGAAATTAGTACCATCAGAAGCAATATCCATTCCTCGACCATTTTCATTTCCTGTTGAGGTATTTGTCATCTTAATAGCTGAAGTATTTCCACTACCATTTATTTGTAAAGTTTTAGAATAATAAGAAGTAGGTGTTGCTTCATTTATTCCTATGTTACCATTAGTTTCAATCCAAAGTTTTGCAGCACCCCCTGTGCCCAATACAAGAGGCATACTGTTTATAGTGTATAATCCATCGTTTCCACTAGAAGCATCAATATAAGTAGCAACTTTTCGTGTTCCATCACTATGGACTATTCCCCAATTATTACCTGTTCTTACGTCTAACTGATAAGAGGGAGCTCCATTAGTTCCTATACCAACTTTGCCAGCAGAATCAATACGCATTCTTTCCGCTGCATTAACTGTAAATGCCATATTTTCACTACCAGAACTAGTGTTATAAGAAATAATCGCATCATCAGCATCGCCACTATGTCCAAAATTAATTGCTAGTACAGAAGAACTTCCACCTAAAATACTTAATTCAGTATTGTCATCATCTTCTATAACTAAAACACTATTTGAAGTTGAAGTAGCACCACTTGATGCTTTGCTAATATGAAGTTCTCTGGCAGGATTATTAGTACCAATCCCAATCTTATTCGGAACGTAAACTCCACCACTAACAGTTGCGAGTTCTTCTACATTATTAAATCTTAAACTTGCTGCTCCATTTGCAATAAATTGAGCCAAATACTCACTATTTGCCGCATTTGCAATATATACTGCATCTCCAGCTAATGTTAAATTTCCAGTTGTATTAGTAAGAGTTGTATGTGATCCAGAGTGTTTTATTACTAAGTCGTTTCCTGTTCCAACCCTAATTTCTTTATTATCCGCCAGAGATACGTGGCCAGGCATAGTTAAATCACCACCGAGTTGATCGCTAGTAATTGCATCATCTGCTATAACATTGGATGTGATTTTTGTTGTTGCCATTTATTACTCCGTTATGGGACCTGCTGCTGCTGCCTGTGCTGTTTTATGTTTTGCTTTCGCGTCATCTGTAAAGTATATGGCAGCAAGAGCTTTTACTTCGTCAGATTCATTAGTTAAATCTGAATTAGGGTCTACCACATGGCGACGAAAAGTCCTAGATATTTCATCTCCGTCATCTTTAATTACTGTAGCCGTTCGTACTTGAATTACTTTGTAGCCTACTTGAGCTACAATTTCTAGTTTATCTTGTTCTGTGCTTTTTTCTAAAGCCATTATTTTCTCCTTTTGTGTCCATGCTCATCATCCAATGAGCATAAGTTTGAAATTAAGTTGAGTGATAGCTAAACTCGCCTGTTACATAGAGTATGGCACTAGGGGTATCTGTCCAATTTATAATATCCCATGCCCCACCATTAGCCGTTTTATAAAACTGAAAAGTTGCTTGCCCCGCATTTGGAATAATGAAAGGAAAGTGGCTTGAACCATAAGTTATATTATAAGTCGAAACATTAGCGGGGTAATAACCATTTGTTGATGAATGAATTGTAAAAGGTAACCCTGATACATAAATTCCTCCCGCTGGACTGTTCGTCCACGTTCTTCCAACATAAAATGTAACAAAAACACGATTTCCAATCTTGGTATAACGTCCTGAAGGTGCTTGAGCGCCTCCTCCTGTTGGATTTGTGGTGCCAGCTATTAAAATTGGAGTCCAAGTCCCTTCTTCATAGTCATCAAACAATTCTGCACCTAAATTTCCCGATGAGTTGCCAGTAGCTGCGAAACTTATTCCGTGTCCTGATGCAAAAGATAAGTCACCATCATTTATATCAACATTTCCAGCAGAATTAATCTTCATTGCAATATTATTGGTAGCTGAATCTACCGAAGGTGAAGTCATAAAATAATGATCCGTAACACCTTTTGCAGAGCTATCTGCACTACCATGATATAAACCAGTTTGTGAACTATTTGCATACATTTGTATAAGTCCAAGAGCATAATTGGAATAGTTTCGTGATTCTATTCCAGCCAGTTTGTTACTATTAGATGTAGCAGCACTAGCAATCATTAATTGATTATACCCGCCTGTATTAATTTCAAGTAAACGAGCAGGAGCATTAGTTCCTATACCGACCTTTTCATCGTCAAATCTTACATTTTCTACCCATGCAGACCCGTTGTAATACTGAAAAATTGTATCCCCTGCGGATTTGATGATTGTATTAGAGCCGTCCCCAACCATTGCTCCAATTTGTAATTCTTGCCCCGATGTATTACGAATTGTTCCGCCTGTATTCATAATAATATCGTGATT